GATTATTTTATACTTGAAAATTCAACTTTACCTATAGGTCTTAAAAATCAATTGTTCAACTTAAGAATTAATGAATATAAAAATTTAGGAAACAATAGTATCAATATTTTAGAGCAATTTAAAAAAATAGTTCAAGAAATTATGAAAACGCCGTATTTAAACTCCTAATTTTATTTGTTATAATTTTAATTAAGAGCTTAAGGGCAGAATCTCGCCCTTTACAATTGCGAAAGATGTATATAAACTTTCACTTCTCTTATTGTAATTCATAGTTTGCAACTATCCATGTATTTGTCTTATCTCCTTTTCAATTATCTTTTATATTTTAAAAAATAATTACATGAATTTATGCTATAATTAATAATCGCCATTGACACTACTCACGCTTAAAGTGTCAGTATTAAGCCTAGCTTTAGTGCGTATCGGCTAAGCTAGGGGCGATAATATTAATAAAAATTATATGCAGTTATAATCCACTTTTTATCTTTACCTTTATAATCAAGTGCTACCATAACTCTACTATTCTTAACATCAATAAAAGCTCTATTATTACCTTTTTTTACATTTCCATTATTTATAATATTTTCTATTTCTTTTATAAAATTTAAAGCTTTATTTTTTGCTTCTATTTTATTTAACCCTTGTTTAATGAAATCTTCTTCTCTTCGATTGACAATATGACTTAATCCAAAGTTTCCATCTCCCCAAACCAAATCAATATCCCCTAAATCTTTTCTATGAAAAGCACCTGCTACCTGCCCTTGTTTTTCAATGAGTAGTTTTTGTAAAGCACCTTTTCCATCGTGATAATATTCTGCATAATTTTCGCCAAATTCTTTTAAAGGTTGTATGTTTAATTCTTGTTCGATTTTACCCCTTAAAGCACTTGGAATATCTTTTTTTACACCTTTATTTGTGCTTTCTTTGGCATTGATTATCATCTGTCTAGTTAAGTTGTATTCAACAGTATTTAAATTCATCTTATCTAAAAAATCAAGTTTATTGTCTTTATTCTCTTTTAGAAAATTATCATATCTTTTTAGAATATCTTCACTAGCCTTTTTATCATTTTGTATTTTTTTATCAAGCCTTTGTTTTACGCTTTTTTTATTCTTTTTCTCTACTTCTTTAGCCTCAATATTTTCTTTTATATCTTCCATTAAGTTTGTTTTAGGTTTAGTTTGGGTAGAATTTTTATCAGAGAACGACACTTGATTTGTCTCTGAAGATGCCCTAGATGTCGGTAAGGCTCTCGCATTATTATAATACACTACTTCAGCATTTTTCATTTTATTTTTTATATTATTTTGTTTCTTTGGTGAATTGCTAATTATAGTCAAGTGCGTTTCATAGTCTTTACCTATACTTGTAAAATAAGTTTGATTATCTATATTTTTAATAAAAATAAAATCATCTTTATCTTTTAAGATTGCCTGTGGGCTTTCTAAAGTTTCTTTGATATGTGGTATGTATTTAATTCTATCTTTTTCAATCAGCTTTAGTAAACTTCCTTTTGTAAGTTTTATTTCTCTATCTTTTAAAGCTATCTTTGCTTCTTTTGGTATATTAGGGATATATTCATCATCGATATTTTTAAGATTGAAAGTTTTCATCCATTCATTTCTAACATCTTTATTTATAGTATACTCTTTGCCATTTTTGCCTATAAATCTTAAAGAATTGTCTTTAGGATCAGCTTTATCCATGAAGAAGTTGTCGCCTTTGATTAAATCTTTAACTTTTGAATTAAATTCTTTTCTAGCCTCTTGTGCTTCTTCTTTGAGTGTTTTATCTTTAATACTTTCTATAAATTCTTTAGCCGATCTATCAAAATCTTTTAAATTATTTATATTACTAAACCCCCTTCGCATTTGTATTCTTGTTCCAGCTCTTTTGCCAACTTCCCATAATCTCATAAAATAAAAAGCTATATAATCAGTGAAATTATTAACAAGCATTGTTTTAGCTCTTTCTATGAAATTTGTACTTATTCCATGTCCTAGTTCTTTTGCTTTTGAATTTAAAATACCATCTATTACAGTTTCAAAGTTAGTACGTAAATCACCTATTGTTTTTAAAACTTCAATCTTCTCTTGTCCTGATTTGCTTTTTGGTTTAAAGTTTTCAAAATTATCCATGACCGCTTTATAATTTACTGCAAATTTGGGATTATTGGCATCTCCTATATTTACTTTATTTTTTTCTAAAGCTCTAGTTATTATTTGATTATCTAAAACTTTAATCTCATCATCATTAAGTCCTTTTGTTATAGCTTCATAATTCTTTTTTGGATTAGTTTCATTAAGTATTTTATCTATATCTTTTGATATCTCTTTTTCACTTCCTTCTAGTTTTTTTCCTAATTTACTTTTATCATATACTTTAAAATCTGCATAATCTTTTCTAATCTTGGTTAAAATCTCTTTTGCTTCTTGGGGATTATCAGCACTTTTTACTATATTTTCTAAAAATGCGTCTTTTAAGCTATTTAAAAAATCTTTATAGTTGTAACTTGAGCTTTCTTTTATTTTATTGCCTATAGCATCAATTCTATCGTAAATCTCTTTAACGCTTTTACCATCTAATGCACCGCTTTTTGCTTCATGAATAAAATTTTTTATCATAGCTGGTGTGCTTTCACTATAAACACTTGAGTTTAAAACTATATCATCTATGGTTTGCTTATCTACTTTTACACCATTTGGATTAAGTTCATCTAGTTTATCAAGTCCTTTTCCAAATTCATCATAAGCTCTTTTTGCTCTAGCATCTCTTAAAGCATAAAGCTCATCAGCCTTAGAAGCATTATTTAAATTTAACTCTTTTAATATAGCCTCATCTTGTAAGTGTAAAGAGTTTGCAACCTTATTTGCCATTTTAGGGTCATTTGCTAAAACACTTCTTGCCATATTAGCTAAATCATCATTCATAAAAGAAAGATTAATAAGATCTTGTTGATTCAGTGCTGCTTCTTTTGAACCTATATTTTTACTAATATTATTTAGTGAATTAGTTACGTTGTCTGCTGTATTTTTTACAAAACCATTTTTTGCAGTATTTGAGAAATCTTTTATTTTGCTTGCCACTCCATCAACTAATGCATTTCCTTGATTAACTTCTAAAGGCATAGCTCTTGATTTTTGCAATATATCATCATAATTTCTATTTCCGCTTTCTATTAGCTCTCTTGCATAAGCTTTTGAAGTTTCGCTACCTTGTGAAGCTAAATCATTTAAAATACTAGGGCTTATTTTTCTAAGCTTATCCCCTATATTTTCTTTTAAATTACCACCTTTTACTGCCATGCCATCTATCATATCTTTACCGGCTTGTGCTCCTGTTTTTGCCATATTATAGGTATTTTTTAAAGCTCTTGCTCCTTTGACAACTCCTGCAAAAGCTGCATCACCTATTAAAGAAAGTCCCGCATTTTCACCCATAAGCATAAGAGCTTCTTTTAAATTTGCATCTTGATTTGTATCTTTTGTATTTCCGTAGTAATCATATCCTGCCCCTAAAGATGCACCTAATGCACCACCTGCAACCATACCAACTCCGCCACCTAGCATTGTACCGCCAATGGCACCTGCTGTTCCTAAAGCCATACTAGCACCATTATCTCTTAATCCACGATATAAATCACCCATTGTGCTACCTTGCACTTTAGAATAATTTCCGTTATTATCTTGCACCCAATAAGATCCATCATCATCTTGTAATAATCTTCCACGCCCTGATTTTTGCAACTCATCGCCTAAATCTCTCATAAACTGATTACTTTTTCTTGCTACTTCATTATCATCAGTAAAAATAGGTTTAGAGGCATTAAATTTAGATTGCTTATCTAAAATATAATTACTTAAATCATCAGCATTCATGGATGGATTTTTATTATAATCATATAAATCCCTTTTATATTCACTAATATTTCCCATATGATTTGTTAAATTTTGGTCTTTGAAATTATATTTTTCATATTCTTTAGCATATTTATCTTTATTTTTATAAAAATCATTTATTACTTCATTTTTTAAATTTGATAAATATTCACTTGTATTTTGATTTTCACTTTGACTTGCTCCATCTTGCAAAAATGAAATAATGTTATTTTCTTGTGGTTTTTCTAATAAAAATTCTCTTATATTCATTATATTAATCCTTGTTTTTTTAATTCTTCTACGCTAACTTGCATTTTTCTACCTGCTTGATTAACTAATATTACATTACCATTAGCATCAGGCTCTGATATTTGAGCATTAATTCCATTAAAACTAACGCTATGTAATTTTGGTGTATTTTGATTTTGCACTTCTAATGTATTTTTGGCTAAATCATTTTGTATATTTTGATTAGTTGTTGAATTACCTATAATTACTGCATTTTTACTAGGTTTTGAGTATTTTTCATCCCAATAAAAAGCTTTTACCTTTGGAGCATAATTATTATAAAAATCCATATTATTTTTATAATCTTCTATAGCACTTTGTTTCTCAATATTTGTTTTTGCGTTTCCTAGTCTTTCTGCTAATTCCATTTTAAAAGAGTTTGGAGCTTCTGCTAACCATTCTCCTGCTAATGCTTGAGCTACCCTTTGATTATTTGCTTCCATAGTATAACCATTAATAGGGAAATTGGCTTGTATATTCTCTAAATTCCATTTAGCATTTTTACCACCCCTTAATAAATCACTTTGCATTCTTTTTAAAAATAAATCACTTGCATCATTTAAATCCGTGCTTTGACTTCCCCATCCACCAAAACCACGCTCTATAGCTCCATTCCAAAAACCATGGGTTGTATCATATGTTTTACCTTGATTACTTGCTAAATCTAAAAACTGAGCGTCTGCTTTATATCTTGTATTGTTTTGTAAATTTGCATTGTTTTGACTATTGAAACCTTGAGTATTACTAAGAACTCCATTTAATAAATCTTGCTCTTTTTGTTTTGTATTTATCTCATTTTGTAATTTTTGAAGTTCTAATAATCCTTTTTGATAATTTAAATCCTTGTAAGCCTTATTAGCATTTATCGCTTGCTGTCTTAAAGCATTTTGCATGGCATATTGTCTAGCTCTTTGGTTATAATTCATTTGCCATTGCTGATCTGCTATATTTGCTCTTTCTTTTTGATAATCAAAGTTTCTCTCATTTTGCAAGATTTGATTGTTTTGCATAGCCTCATTAAATTCCATTTGTTGCTTTCTTAAATCTTGCTCTTGCTGAAACTCATTAGCTTTAACTTTATCATCAAAACTTTTGCTCATGATGTCATATAAGACACCACCGACTTTTCCTGCGTTTTGTATAACGCCTGTATCAGGATTAAATACTACTCTTTGTGGGTTATAAAATGCCATTTTGTTTCCTTTATTCTTTCTTTTAAAATAAAGGATTTAAGGAAGTTTGTGTATAATTTTAAAAGGTGTGGTGCCAAGGGTCGCCACCCTTAGCACTAAATTACCACCTAGAAAGGCGGTGAAATAAGATGCTACAAATCTTAATAGTTATTATACTACTTTGTATTATTGTTGTCAATGCAAATTAACAATCAATAAACAAAGCCCCTTATACAAGGGGTTAAGATTTACCCTTTAAAACAAACTCCTTAAATCCAAATCTATTTAATTACTCCAAACACTTTGAAGTTTATTTTCCGTATTCTTTCTTCTATTTAATTCTTCATTAGCTAGATACTTATTGAAGTTATAAGCATCTTTTTGTAACTCATAATTCTTTTGTGCCATCTTTTGCTGATTATAAGCACCATATAAAGCACCAGCACCGCCTAAAACATTTCCCAATCTATCAAAATTAGTTACTTTATTTGCATCAGAACTTTTAAATAACCAATCTCCAAAATTGCTAAAAGAATTTTTTAATCCATTTAAAAAACCACTACTACTTGCTAAATTTGGAGTAAAATTGCTTGTTTTCATCAAAGTATCTGCAAAGCTAGATCCTAATCCTGTACCACCTTTTAAAGCTGTTATAAAATCCATAATTTCTCCTTTATACTAAACTTAATAATTCTTTGCCTAGATCTATCTCGCTAACTTCGCCTTTTTTTAACTTATCGTTAAAATCACTAGTTCTTACATTATTATTTGCACTTGATAAATCTTCAGCTTTTTTGGCATTATTTGATTTTCCGACCAAATTAAGCAAGGTTTTCCAGCTGTCAATATTACCTTCGCCTAAACCATTTAATTTTGTTGCAAGTTCTGCCATAGCCTTTAAATCCGCATCAGGATAGGCTTTTCTTAACTCGCTTTCTACTTGTGCGTATTTAGCGATTAGTGCATCTTGCTCTTCTTTGTCTTTTTGCTTTTTATCAAGCTCTTCAAGCCTTTTTAATTTCTCATCAAGTCCATCAAGTCCTAATTCTTTTAAATATTGCTCTCTTTGTAATTCTTGTTCGCTTGGCTCTTTTTTTGGATTTTTTAAAGCTTCAAGCTCACCCATTAAAGCATTTAATTTGTTGTCATTTTCACTTTTATAAGCTTCAAACATCGCCTTATAATCAGGCTCGTTCTCATTATCAACCTGCATAGGTTCATTATCTTCTACTTGCGTAGGTTCATCGCCATTATTAGCAACTTGTCCTTTATCATCATCTGTTATGACATTTATTAAATCTTTTAAAGCATCATTTTCCATCTTCTTCATCCTTTATTTTATTGATTATTATGTCTAAAAAAGCCATAGTATCTAAAGCTTTTAACCTTAACTCTTTCTCATCATTATTTTTTGCTATATAAAAACATTCACTATATTTTGCTTTGATAAAATCTATTAATTTCTTTCCTCCTTTGGTTTTAGATATATCGCTTTTAATTTCAATATTAAGCATTAGCTTCTCCTTGCATTTGTGGATTAATATCTTCATTGTTTTCAAAAGCAAATAAACTATTTACATTCTTTACACCTAAAATTGGTAATAATTCTTTAGTAAGTTCTTTGCTAGCATTTATAATCCCATAAGCAGAATTTGCATCGCCTATGCTCATATACATTTGATATAATTGTGAAAAAACTTGCATACTAGCTTGAATTCCTGCACGTCTAATTTCTTTATTCATGGCACCTGTGCCGGTTTGAATTTTAAATCTAAAACTAGGTATATCCTCTCTTTGATAACCATTGAAAAAACTATCTTCGCCATACTTAAAAACAAGCATTGCAAATCTATCAAATAAAGGCTCTATAAAAGTTTCGTTATACTGTCTTATATAGTCAGCACTTCTTCTTCCGCCTTCTTGTGCTTTTATGCTAATTTCTGTTGCTGTTTCATTTTGTGCAGTTTGAGCTCCATTGTTTTGTGGACTAACTCCTGTAACTTCTGTGAGTTCGCTTTCTAAAAGCTGTAAATTCATTCCCGCACTATTTACATTTGGTGGTGGTAATATTTGCACACCCTTTGGATCGTCTGTATATATTGGTTTTCCTAAGGTTTCTATATCTTCTCTGCTTACTCCCATTGATTTTGGCATCATTATTTTAGGCATGATATGAGTTCTTACTGCATCTATTAAAAGATTTCTAGTTATATTAATTTCATCTTGCAAAGGCATAGCAGAAGCCATTATAGGCTCGCCATAAGCACTTACATAGTTTTCGTTATCTATCTTTTTAAGTTGTGGTAGCATTGAACCCCAGATAAAAGGCTGTCCATCTTGCAAAGTAACTTCATTTCTAAGTAAATTATTTTCAAATAAGGTAGAAACCACCCACTCATCATCGTTTTTTCTTTCATAAATATCATAAAGCTTTACTTTTTTATACTCATCATCTTCATCAAAAAGCTTTTTAATTTCAATTTTTTTATAAAAACCTAGCTTTTGTCTTTCATGGATTTGATTATAGGTTAGGTAAATTTCATTGACTATATATCCTACATCCTCGCTATTTAACGCATTTGGATCAAAATAAATACTATCAATATCTACTCTTTCAATGCGTGGCATTCCTTTATGCCAAGTAACCTTGGCTATACTTGTTCCCACAAGTAAAACATCTAAGAAAAGCGGTTGAAAAATCTTAAACATATTGATTTTTCCACTATAAAAATCAATCGCGTTTTGCCATAGCTCTATAATCGTATCATCACTATTAATGTAAGTTTCAATATCTGCCATTCTCTCACTATTAAAATACACATCATTTAAGCTAGTGATTAAATACTTTACCTTAGCGTTTATTTTTGGTATGTAAATGCTTGATTTATTTCTTTTTCTTAGTTTTTGCATTACCTTATTTTCAAGCAAATAAGCATCTTGCAACTCTTTAAAGTGTGGTTTGTAATTTTCATATCCACTTTTACTTTCGCTAATGAGTTGTGTTAAAAACGACACTCTCTCATCATTAGTTCTTTTTGTTTTCATTCATAATTCTCCATATTGTTGTTTTGCTTAAATTTGTTATTTTTAAAATATCTTTTTCATTCACTCCTTTTTCAAATAAAAACTCCGCAAATTCTCTTTTAAATTTCTTTTTAGAAATATTATTAAACCCTGATACAAGCTCTAAAAATTCATTTGCAAGACTTGACTTTATAGCCTCATCGCTTAAATTTGAAAGCTTTTTTATTTTGTTTACATCAATTGCATCATAGATCATTAAAAACTCACCAGCCATCATAACTCCAATCTTCATTAGTATTGTTTCTGCTGTATAGTTTTTCAAAAAAAGTTAATGCCACCGCATCGCTAACATCAGGACTTTTGCCATAGTTCTTTTTTAATTGTTCTTTTGAAACTATCTTTAAAAGCCCCTTGTCGCTATATTCATATTCAATCATTCTCATATCTTTTTTTAATTCTTCATCTTTAACAAGCTCCATGTGTTTTAAGTTTTTAGCAAATGTAAAATACATTTGCGCTCTTTTATTTAAGTATTCATTACTGGTTGCAGAATTTGCAGAATTTGCCTCAAATACAGGCAAACCATAATTTAACAAGACATCATATACGCCAACGCCAAGACCACAGGTATCTATAAAAATACCTTTTGGTTTATCTTCGCTTTGATTGTATTCGGCTAGTATTTTGTTTGCTAATTCTATAGTTCCAAGTTGTGAGTATTTTTTAATCTCATAAATTACAAAACCTTTTCTTTTTGCTAAAGCACTCTTATCATCTCCATATCTTGCTACATCAAGCCCCCAAATATTCTCGCCTTGCATTTTTTCAATACTAAAAGAGTTCTTGCTCATCGCATTTTCAATTTCACTTAGAGAAAATAATTCAGCACTCGAGCTATCTATAAACTCGCCATAAATTTCTTGCTTGACAACTTCACTACCTTCTCCGCCTACTTCTTCAATTAATTCTTTAATTTGCTCTTCTTTTAAAAATGGATTATCATAACTTGAGAATTGAAAATGTTTCCAATTTTTATCGCTGAGTTCTTTTCTGCAAAGTTCATAAAATAGATTTTTTCCTTTAGGAACTCCACCGATAATCGCTCTTGATTTAGGGTTATCAAGCAACATAGGTCTTATAGCGTTATACCAAAGATACTCTCCTTTACTACCTTTTAAAATAATTCCTGCTTCGTTTAAGATAACAAGGTCATATCCAAAACCTTCGATATTTTCACTTCTTTCAGCACTTCTCATATGAAGCACTGCTCCATTAATAATTAGTTTCTTATCTTGCACACTCCATGAGTAAAAATCTTTTGGCAAGTTTTTTAACTCAGGTGTAAAATATAACTCGTAATAATTTTGTAAATTTGCTTGTATGGTATCCACCCATAAAACATTTTGTCCTAAAAGCAAGTTTTCGATAACAAACTTAGCACTTCCCCTTGTAAAACCAAGTCTTCTGCCCTTTGCTACAGTTATAAAGCGTGGATTTTTATCATCAAAAACTTTAAGTTGTGCCGGAGTGTAAGAAAAATCGATTTTTAATTTCATTTGATTTCACTTCTTATAATTTCAATTTTTTGAACGTTATCGCTAACTACTTCTTGTTTATCCACGTAGCCATGTTGATTTTTTAGCAAGAACATACTAACGCTAGGAGTATAAGTGCCGATTAAGGAATGGTTTAAAATATCCATTTCACATTTTTGCTTAGCTTGAGATACAATTTCTCCAAAATCCTTATCCTTCTCCCACTCGCCTAAAGTTTGTATTGTAATTCCTAAATACACAGCTAATCCCACTTTTGTTTTAGGTGCAAAAATAATACTCTCCTTAGTTTCTTTTAAGACAACTCTTTCATTAAAATAACTCTCTATTTTTGAAACAAGCTCTTCTTTTGTCATACTTTTGCCATTTGTCATCATTCTAGCCATCAAGCCACCCCTTCTTTAAAATTAAATTCTTTGATTTCTAAGTCTAAAAAAGATTTTTTAAAACTAATAATCTCATAATCGCCTTTTAAAACATTCTTATCGTTTTCAAATAACGCATCTAACACGCATTTTACGATATTGTCCCCATCGCCATGCCTTTTGCTGTTAAATCCTATTTTTAAAGAAAACTCATATTTCTTTTGCTTATCAAAGGCTTGAAAACAGCTAATATTATTTTGTCTTCTAAACTCCATTTGCAAGAGTTTTTTAAAATCTAAATATTTAAGATAATCTTTACATGCAAATTTAGATCTTTGCGTAGTTCTTTTATAGGGAACTGGGTTGCTTTTTAAATCAATTTTTAAAACATACTTTTCCATTTCAGACTTTCTTAAATTTAGCTTATATTTTTAAAAGCCATTTTGCTTTTAAGAATTTTTTCAAATCTACTCTTATTCTCGTTAAATAGCCTTTTTTCTTCAGCTTTTTCAAGCTCTCTCATTTCATCTAAAGTTAAAACTCTTTCTATTTCTCGCACTGGAAAAGAATGCTCTAAATCTCTTCCTATCCTATCTTGATTTTTGAACATGAAATCAACTAAAGCTTCTTTAAATTCTCCATTAGCTATCAAATTACCATCTTTATAAGTGATTTGCTTAAAAGCATTGATGCAAATTAAAGAATCAATAGATTCTTGATTTATTTTAATTTTTTGATTGCTTCCGTAATTTGCAAAATATGAGTATTTAAAATCGCCTTTAAAAACTCTAAAGCAAGCTTGATTTTTGTATTTATTACAAAGCCATTCTAAAAATATTTCTTTGTCTTCAAAACGCTTTTTAAACTCGATTTGAGCCCTTTTGCAAACTCTTCTTAATTTCTCATAGGTTGTCCCTACGATATTCTCTCTTTCTAAAGTTTCGAAATAAAAATCTAAGAAAGCATGAATATCCTTTGCATCTTGCAAATATCTACCTACTATATCAGTTGCTTGAGCCTTATTAATTTCCAATAAGTCCATTAAAATTTGTATTTTTTCTTGCATTTTTTACTCCTTAAAAGCATCCTAAGAGCTTGTTTTTGTTCTCATCTTTCATTCCGTAATACTCCATCAAGCTATCAACCACACTAGGATTGGCTTCTTTTTTTCTGTTAAAACGCTGATTTTTTCTTGCTTCATTTTCTTTAGCGTATTTAAGCCATGTATAAAGACTTCCTGCCACACTTGACATTCTTTTTCCATTTCTTTTCCATTCCCTAGCATCCCAATAGCCTATAAAATCATTAGCCAACTCTTCACCAAAGTTTGTGCCATTTTTCTCATTAAAAGCTATTATTTGTCTCATGAGTTCATTTGCATTTGGGACTTTAAACTCTTTTTTTGCCATTTTCTCTAACTCCTTTTTGCTAAAATCAATAAAGCTCGTCACAAAAGAGGCGTTTTGATTAGAAACGCGTTCTTTCTTTTCTTGATTATTTTTTAAATTTTCTAAATTCTCTTTTTTTATAAATTTATTATTATTGATATTTATATTATTTATAAATTTATTATCACGTGCGTGCGTGTGTGTTTCTATATAATGCAAATTCTCTTTTTTTTCGTTTTCAGTGGTTAATTTTCTGTCGATTGATGAAGTGTTATTTTTAAGAGTTTTGCTTAGCTTTTCATCACTGTTTTTAAGCAAAGATAAAGATTTGTTAAAATGCTTTTTAACTTGATAATTTTCATCTTTTAAAATCCATTCATAAAAATTTAAAGATCCATTTCTAACCTTTTTAATTTCTAAAAGTCTGAGTTCAATTAATTCTTTTTTAGCAATTCTTAGTCTATTTAAACTAATTCTTTGATTATTTTTAACTTTTATAAACTCTCTTAAATAGATTTCACTTACAATCGTTTTTTCACTAAGCTTTGCTAATTGAATATACAATGCTAAAGCATCAACACTAAGACCACCATAAGCTATAGTGTTTGATAATTTCAAATAGCCTTTTCTCTCTCTTAGGCTTTTACGCCCCAAAGCTACATCAAAACTTGCTATAAAATTTAGTATCACCAACTCTCCTTTATGTTATAATTTAAATTAAAAAGGTTTTTTATGTTTAATTCTTTCTTATCCGAAATGCTAAAAACCGCCACTTTAGAAAATTTGTTATATTTTTTAATAGGTGTTTTATTTGGTTTAAGTATCCGTCCTTTGTTTTTATATTTAACTAAAAAACAAAAACTAAAAAGAGTTTGTATTAAAGATATGAAGCTAGAAAACGATTTGACAAAAAGACTATATCCTAACTTAGGATATAAATTAGTTACAAAAAAAACTCCTTTTGAAATGGTTTTTAAAAAAGATAAATTTAAATACATTATTTGTCCTCACTACCGTGATAAAAAATGCGTTTTAGATAATGATAAATGCAAGATATTAAAATCCCAGCCGAAATACCAGCCACTAGAAACAGTCTAAAATGCAACATCATCAAAGTAAAAATAAATAATCCTATTATTTCAAATACCCTATCAAGCATTAATCATCCTAAAAGATTTTCCAAATTAAAAAATAAACTAAAAAAACCTATTGAAAATCTCGCTATAAAAGCCATTTTTTAACCTTTAGCTCAATCACTTTCATTCTCTATCCTTTCGCTTTCTCCCACGCTTAGGTATGTTTATAAGATTGCTACGAACATCCACCCAAAATTCATGAGGTATTCCGTAGAGTTTTTTAAACTCTATTTGTTTTTTGAAACTTGGGCGTGATTTATTTGTTCTAATCTTTTTAACACTAATAACCGTATAGTGATTACTCAATATTTTTGTAAAATCAAAAAAATCTATTTTTTTCATAACGAAAGTATAAAATAAAGAAACTTAATAAATATTTAATTATGTTTCTAATTATGGAACATTATTTGCTTGAAAAAAGTGTATAATTTTTATACTAAAAAAGGAGAGAATATGGGAAGAAATGGAGATATATTCGATTTTCATTTTGATACTGAAAAATTTAAATTTTATTTAAAAAATAGAGATAAAAAAGTTACATATCAAGATTTGATGGAAATTTTATATAAAAATGGCATAGAAAGCTCAGAAGCAACAATAAAAAAATGGTTGATGTCTAAAGAAGATAATAAAACAAAACCTAAACCACAATATATAAAAATTTTATGCAATGCATTAAATATTCCCTTTAACGAAGTGATATTTCAAGATGTTTTTAGAAATGATAATCAAATAAATTTCAGATATTTTCCAGATATTTATGCAAGTGCAGGACTTGGAACCTCATCTCAAAGTGAAGAAGTTAAAATAGTTTCCGTTGATGAAAATTTTCTAAAAGAAATTTTAGATATACCTATAAAGAAGAGTTATGATATTATAAAAATTAATGGCGATAGCATGGAACCTATTTTATCTAATGGAGATTTTATTATTGTGGATAGAAGCAAAAATTCACTTCAAACTATTTCAAATGCAGATATTGTTATTTTTAGAAAAAACGATGATTTATTTTGCAAAAAAATTAAAAAAGAACCTTTTGAAGATTATATTTTTTTAGTTTCTGAAAATAAAAAATACGAGGATAAAAAAGTAGATAATAGCGAATTTGAACAATGCGAGATCTTAGGTGCTGTAGTATCAAAAATGGCGATTGAAACCTTTAAAAATTTTATAGAAGTGGTGGGATGAAGAGAAAAAATATCCAAAATATTAACAATGAGTTGATTAAAGAGCAAAAGAATTTAAAAGAAATATTTTGTGAAAATGAGTATAATAATCTAAGCTTGCTTCATTATTCTATTAATATGATAGAAAACGAAACAATCAAAGCACAAAAAGTAGACAAAATAGATAAAGAAAACTATTTAACAAAATTTTGCATTGATAGGGACTTTTCTTTTGTTATTGTAAATATATTGGCAGAAAAAATACCCAAAAGCCAAATTAAAATTGCACTACAAAGATTAGAAAAGTATGTTATAATCTATCAATCAATAGACAGTTTAGTTATAGAAAGAAACGAAATTGAAAAAACTCAAAGATTTTCAAAAATAAAATATGGGAAGTCAATAGAATGGCAAGAAGAAAACTAAATCAAAAAAAAAGATTTAAGATCTTTAAGAAAATATTCATGGAAGAAAATAAAGAATATTGGTATAATGTTGCATTATTAGAAAAACTTTGGGAAAAGATACCACAATGCAATACAAATACTTTAAATGCTAATGAAGTATTTAATATTATTAAAAAAGAAAAAATAAAAATAGGCATACACAGTATTTGCAAATTTTTTAAAATAACACTAATTAAAACTAATGGTAAAAAATTTGTTATTTTTAACGAAAATAACAAATTGATAATACATTATCACAATGAGAGTGATATATTTTATTTTTTAGGACATATTTTTCATAATTTTTTAGATGGAGCATATTTTAAATATCCTTTTAAGAAGCGTACTTGGGATTTAGAACATAGAGAAAAACTGGCTAAAAAATTTGCAATTCGCTTAAAGTTATTGATTGCAGGATACGAATTAACATCTGGTCTTGGAAAGTATTTTGAAGCAATAAGCAATTTAAGAAAACATTTTGAAATAATGAATAGTTTTAAAAAGCATTTTGAAATAACGAATAGTTTTAAAAAGCATTTTGAAATAACGAATAGTTTTAAAAAGCATTTTGAAATAACGAATAGTTTAAGAAAGCATTTTGAAATAACGAATAGTTTAAGAAAACACACTAGACAAAAAAATAATTTAACTGAAAAACAATATCCAAAAAACAATAAAATACAAATTGAAAATGTGAAATATGATAATAACTTTTATCAGGCAGCTTAAATATAAGGAGTTACAATGAATAAAATAAAACAAGGTGCATTTCAAATTTCATCAATAGAGATAAAAAAATTCAATTTCGAACAAAACCCAGAAATTAAAGAAGGTGATATTGATAAATTTGAGTTTAGCAGGACTATAGGTGCTATTGCACAAAAAAAAGATAATAAAGAAAAAGATAAATTCTTAGTTCAGTTAGATTTAAATATTAAAGCAAATAATAATAATAAAAAAAATATTTATAATATATCAACATCAATAGTATCATTAATCGAGTTTGAAGTTAAAGATGAACAAAATGAAATTTTACTAAATAATGCTGTGGCAATAATGTTTTCATATTTGAGACCAATGATAGCACAAATCACAATGTTATCTGGCTTTCCTCCTTATCATCTACAACCTGTTAGTTTTGAACAATTCAAAGTGGACATTATAAATAATAATTAATGAAAAAACTCATACTTTTACCATTGTTATCCACTCTAGCTTTAGCTGATTACACACAATACAAGCCAAGCGAAGATTTTGCCAAGTATTTTACTAAACAAAACTGCTCACAAGTTTTAGATAAATTCTATTATCTAAATTGCTATGATTATAATTATAAAGGCACTAAAGCCGTAGCTTATAGATTAGAAGCGGAAAATTTAAAAGGCGAACAAATTAAAAAACGCCCACGATTTGAAGATGATACAAATATCCCTAAAAAATATCGCACCACTTGGAGTGATTATAAAAATAGTGGTTATGATAGAGGACACACTCTTTCTAATGCTTCAATGAGAAAAACAACTCAAGCTCAAAGAAGCACATTCTTAATGAGTAATATTACTCCACAAAATCCACAAATTAATCAAAAAGTATGGAATAAGATTGAAAAAAGAGAAAGACAAGCAGCTTTGAAGCTTGGAAGTTTAGAGGTTTTGAATTTAGTTAATTATGACAATAATCCACAAAGAATAAGAAATCAAATTGCCATTCCAAGCTCTTACACTAAGATTTTAAAAGGCGAGAATTTTAAAGAATGTTATCAAGTGCCAAATCATGAAGTAGAAGTTGAGAGTATAAAAAATTATAAGGTTAATTGTGATATTTTAACCGGCAGTTGACAATCTTAAACGATTTTTTAGTTTAAGTATATTATGCTTTTATAAATTTTAGAAAGGAGTATAAGATGAAAAAAATAGAAAATATAATTATTTATATCATAAATTACTTTCAAACGAACTATGCTCCAGCTGATCTTGGAAAAGTAAAATTAAATAAAATTTTATGGTTTGCAGACAGAGCCTTTATGTATAAAAATTACGCATCTCTAACTCAAACATCTTATATAAAAAATCCACAAGGACCGGTAGTTAAAAAATTAGAAAACATTTTAACTAGTTTAGAAAAAAATGAGTTTATCAAAAGCATAAAAGTAAATAAAGGCGAATATCAACAACAATCTTTCTTGTGTTTAAAAGAGCCTAATTTAGATGATTTTACTGCAAAAGAAATAAGTATTTTAGACGAAACTATCAATAAATTCGCCTTAAAAACAGCAAAAGAGCTTTCAGAAATGTCTCATGATGAATGCTGGGAAAAAACAAAAAACGGCGATACTATGCCTATTGAAAGCGTATTTTTACAAGATATTATACCAGCTACGAAAGAAGATATAAATGGCTTGCATTGAAAATGCTTATGATTTATGTAAGCATTTTAATATAAGTGAAGATTGTGAAATAAAAATTCACAATTTTTTTAATACTCATAAGGATAATTTTTTAAAACCCTGTACTGGTATTTTTTACGGGATAAAACAACAAAATAAAATAATATTAGAACGTGAAAACGAATATCCTCCAGGGATTTTTTGTGTAAAGACGAATTATTTGAAAATTGTTTATAAAAAAGAAAATCTTGAAATAATTAATATAGACTGGATAAATTCATAAATCTTAACCTCTCAATACCCCATCAACCTTTTATATCCATCGCATTAATCCTTCCAATTTTCTAAAAATGTTTTTAAGGATTTTTTTGGTTTTTTATACTTATATAACCAAATGCTAAAAAATAAGCTTAAAACAAATGGTGAAAAGAATAATACATATTTAATAAAAATCTCTAAATCACTTACTTCTATAAAATTACTAGGCACATAACCTAATTCTAAATTATCGCTAACGGGTTTAAGTGTTACATATTCTGCATTTACATAAGTTACTAATCCATAGCCAATTAATATAGAGTAAACTAAAATTGATACAATAAACATTTTTTTAAATTCAAAAATTAAATGGAATGGATTTGTGGTTTTAATTAAAATAAATTGCAAAACAGTCAAAGCAATCAAATAAATAAATGTTGCAAAACATGCTTCAAAAAAAGCTTCAACTTTATCATATCTCCACCAAAGATTAAGTCTATCCCATGTTCTCTCAAAATTTTCCATGTAGTCATTTTTTGACTTTAATTCAACAATATTATTACCAGCTAATAGAAGATGTTTGGTTTCACCTTCTATTAAATCTCCTATAATCTGTGGTATTTTATTTGTTAATATATAATAATTACTTTTAAGTTCTTGGGTATATTTTTCAAAATCTTCATATATAAATTTTTCTCTTTCATATTGAATTTTACTATATTTATCATCTTTTATCATTAGAATAGAAATAAAAACCACTAAACTTAAAAAAAATAAAACAGCCATTAATCTTTTTAACATTATTTAAAATCCTTATTTTTATTTATTCTTAAAAATTATATCACAAATATTTTTTAAAAAAGTTTCTAATTAATATACTAAATTAAATTTTAATTAAGTTTCTTTATTATATACTTTTATCAACAAAACAAAAAGGAGAAAAGATGAGTTTTACAGATTTTTATTTTGATAGAGAAGAAAAAAGAATTTCTAGCCAAACAAAAGAATTAATTGCAAATGAGTTTGAAAGCAAAGAGAATTTAGAAAATATATTTGCGAACTTGCAAGATTTTAAAAACTCTTTGGAAATAAGCTTAGAAGATGATGAAGAAATATCTATCTCTTTACAAGCTTATGGAGATGAATTTATGAGAAATGCCTATGAATTTTTAGAGAGAGTTAGAAAATTCGAAAAACAATGCAAAAAGCTTTTTTGAAAGTTTAACAAGTTCTTTAAAAAAGAGCTTTCTTAAGCTTTTGACCGCTTGAAAATTAAGCTTTACTATTGCGTTGATAGTTCTGTATAGCGGAAGGGTTAGCAAGTTATCCATAAACTTGGCTCGCTATTATTGTTTATAGTGCTATTTTTAAGGTTTTCTTGCACTTTAAAAACGACAGAAAATCAAGAGTTTAAGAAAAAGAAAGTATAATTATAAAGTTTAAGTTGCTAACTTGTCTCGGTGTTGAGAAAGGAGGCTCTAAAATGTGGGATAAAATTTTAACAATTTTAATCTTAATCTTAGAGCTAATTAGAGAGCTTATAAAACTCTAATATTTTTTAACACAGATAAATTTTAACCAAATCCGCTTAGCATAAACTTAAACAACTATACAACGCCGAGATTGCGGATTTGCTCGGCTTTTCTTAAGCTCCTTTAATGCTTAAATGGGGCAACTTTAAAACTACTTATTTTACATTCATGAGAATTTGTCTTTTTTGTTTTTTAGTTTTTATTTTCCTTTTTAATAAAGAACTCAGTTGCTCCTTTTAAGCATTATTTTAGAAGGAGAAAAAATGAAAGCTTATCATACAAAAGAACAAGTCATCATTAAACTTAGCAAAGATGAATATCGAAAAGAAATAAAGTTAAATAAATCTTTAAAAGATGAAAACAAATCTTTAAAAGATGAAATTTCTAGTCTTGAAAATGAAAAAATAGAACTTTTAAAAGAGTTAAAAGATCAAATAGAAGCGAATATGGAAAATATAAAAGAGATTAGCTCTTTGCAAAATAAAATTTATGAGCTTCTTTATGCAAAAGAAAGGTCGAAACTATGTTCTTGAACAGTAAAAAAAATGAAAAAATAACATATTTAGAAAAAGAAATTCAAAGGCTAAAAGGTGTAATAGCATTAAAAGATACTGCTATAAATGAAATTTCATTGAAGCTAGAAGAAGAAATTAAAATCAATGTAAAACTTAGTAATTTTCGTATAAAAATACTTGATGCTTTAGGGCTTATAGGCGTTTTTAAAAACGATGATAAGGCTATTAAAGAAGTAAAAAGACTAAAGGAGAATGAATGCAAATAACATCCAAAAAACAAGAAAAAATAGTTTTAGGACTATTATTAAAAAATGGAACTGTAGATAATTTTTATTGTATTGATAAAAGAATCACTACAAGACTTGGTGCTTATATTTATAATCTTAGAATCAAAGGTTATGAAATAGAAACAGTTAGAAACAAAGAAACGAGAAATACTTTTTATATTTTAAAAAGTGCTCCAAAAATAAAAAAGGCAGGATAAAATGAATTGCAGAATAATTGACTTAGAACAAGGTAGCCATGAATGGTTAAATTTTAGAAAAGGTAAAATAGGTGCATCGATGGTAGCATCTTGTGTAGGTATCAAAGGTGCTTTTAATTCTAAAGAAGAAGCAAGGGATATTATCTTAGGACTTAAAGAAGTCTATCAAAACAAAGCTATGAAAAAAGGAAATGATTATGAGGCTTTGATTAGAGCTAGAGTTGAGTTTTTACATTCTGTAAGTATAACTCCTATAGTTTTACAAAGTTTAGAAAATGAAATGTTTATAGCAAGTTTAGATGGAATGGATGAAAACGGCGTTATTTATGAGTTTAAATACTCGCAAGATGAATACGATTTTGTCAAAAAAAATAAAAAGCCAAGCGATAAATACTACGCCCAAGTGCAATTTCAACTCTATATCAGTGGTAAAGAAAAATGCATTTTTGTAGCTATGAATAAAGAAGAAGAGATTATAGAGTGCGAAGTTTTAAAAGATGAAGTTTATCAAGAATGGTTGGTTAAAAATGTAAAGCAATTTATATTAGATTATATCATAAATCAAAAAAGTGAATATAAAGAGCTTGAAGATGCTAAAGCAAAAAATCTAACGATTGAAATTATAAGGCTTGAAAACACTATTAAACCTATTAAAGAAAAGTTAGAAAGTCTTAAAAAAGAACTCATAGTCTTAGCAAATGGTGAGAAATCAAGATGTTTAGATATCACAATATATCCGCAAAGTAGAACTACAATCGATTATAAGGGCTTTTTAGAGCAAAAAAATATTACTGTGCCTAAAGAGTTTTATAAAGAAAGTATTTCAATGTGTTTAAAAATCAAAAAAGGAGCATAAAATGAGTAATGAAAATATGGAAGTGGCTATAGTAGAAGAAAAAGAAACTCAAGTAAAAGAATTTAAAGAAAATAATCATATTGTTATCAGTGAAAAATTCGAAAATGAATTAAGGTTAATAAACGAAAAATTTTCAGGCGAAAATAATAAGGTGATGCAAATTTTAAGAGACAATAAAACCGCATCTTTTTTAAAGGTCAAAAATCTTAGCGAGGCAGGGCTTAGTATTTTAAACAATGATTATTATATAGTGCCTATGGGCAATAATGTAAATATAGAGCCTAGCTATATGGGACTTGTCAAAGTTGCCATAAATGAGGCTTTAAAACGAGGATTTGAAATTATTGTTAAGAGTGATACGATTGCAAATAGCGATGAGGTAAAAATCATAACAGAAAATGAAATCGACAATCTAAGCATTAGTAAAAATCCTTTAGACAATTCGATAAAAGGTGCATACGCTTTAATTTCTATAGTTAAAAACGGTAATTTGCTTTATAGAAAAGCGGAGTTTTTAACAAAAGAGCAACTAGATATCATAAAAAGCAAAACCTTCACAAAAGGCGGTGGAGTTTATAAAGAATTTCCTGAAGAAATGGCAAGAAAATCGGCTATTAGAAGGGCGATTAAACACATTGGCTATTTTATAAAAAGCGATGTTCTAGATGGAGTTATCAATATCGACAATGAAAATTATAATTTTTCAAATTCAAACCTAAAAGCAATAGATGATAAAAAAGAACAAATTAATAATTCTATTAAAGAATTAAAAGAGATAAAAGATCAGTATGATGCCTTTATTAAAGAAAATGGTATCAGCAAAAAAGAAAGCGAAGAATTTATTCTTAAATATAATATTTTTACAATAGAAAAATTTCAAAATGTTTTAGCAAACAAAGAAAAAGCAATAAAAACAATTAAAGGAGAATTGTAATGTTACCAGCATTTAAGGCAAGTTTTGAAGTGGCAAATTATTCGCCAAGCGTAGAGTATTTAAGTGAAGGTGGGCTTTATAGCGGAGTTTTCCGCAAAGCCTTTTTATATGATAAATTGGCAAGTGATGGAAGCAATAATACTTTTATTTGTTTTGAATTTTTAACTAGAAAAGAGCAAAAACTAGCTATTTTTAATCTTTTTGTAGCTAAAAATAACGATTTTAGCTATATCAATAAAAATGGAGAAAAAGAAAATTATTTAGGATTTAGACAATTAAATGCCATTATGAAATTCTTTGGAATTGATGAACTTGATTTTAGTGAAAATGGAAATGAGAATGTTTTTGGAGTGCAGACTGAAGTTATTTATCTAAATTCTTTAGTTAATAAACTTTTAGTTTTAGGTTTTGGGACAGAAGAATATTTAAGTAAAAATGGAGAAATTGCTAACAAAATCTTTCTTGATAGAATTTTTAATGAAAAGATGCAAAGCATGGATGAGTTCCAAAATAACAAAGAACCTTTATCTATAAAATCTTTTAAAGCAAGACATAAATCGTTAAACAACGACAATAATAAATCATTTATTCCAAAAGAAAATCAAAGCTATAATCCTTATGGAAATGAAGTAAAAAACAATAACAATGAAAAATATATCGAAATAGGAGATGATGATGAAAGTTTGCCGTTCTAATTATCTTGAAATTGTAAAAATCATACCATTTAGCGAAAGAAGAACTTGTTTTTGTGATTTTGCTAAACAAAATGAAATAAAAATCGAGAAAATAAATTATAAAAATCACATAAGCAAAAAAGAACTCAGAAAGGCTTACAAAATTTACAAAAGTAAGCCAAGTGGAAGAAATTTCTTTCATGAAAAAAAGCTTATTGTTAAAGCTTTTGAAGATGTTGAGAAATTTTTAATGTGTGAAAAATGAAAAAAATAATCTTTTTGTATTTATAGCACTAAATGCGAGTGCCGACATTTACTCAAATATGAGCGAATACGCATTAATATTAAAGTTGAGCGATACTTGCTCTTTTATAGATACTTCAAATACTATTTATAAAATCAAACTAATTAAAAAAATACCTTTAAAATTTAAAAGCGGAAATGCTGTTTTTAATACTAATATTTATGATTTTATAAAGATGTGTGAAAAGGCTAAACAAGGATAATAATGAAAGAAAAAGAATTTAGCGTAGATTTAGTAAATAATCCACCGCATTATAAAGGTTTTGGATTTGAAAATTTAGACTTTTTGGAAGAAATTTTTAATATTATGCCTGAAAAAAGAATTGTTTTTCACATAGGTAATGCTTTAAAATATGCTATTCGTAGCAAGTTTAAAGGATATGAGATACAAGACTTAGAAAAATGTGAGTTTTATGTAAAAAGATGCGAGAGATTTATTTCAATGGAAAGACCTGTAGAATGTTATAAAGGTATTGTAATATATTTAAGTTTAATATCTCAAAAGGATTTTAAACTTTATATTTTAATAAACGATATTTGCAGTTTTGCTCTAAATCCTTCTCAAAGAAATTACAACGCTTTAATAAATAGTCTTAAAAAATATATTAGAGAAAGAAAGAATGCTAATGAAACCAAATTTATATAACGACCATTTTCAAAATTTTAAAAGATATAATATACCAAAAGCACAGCTTGTAATAGCTGATATTCCTTATAATTTAGGCAACAATGCTTATGCTTCATCTCCTGAATGGTATATAAATGGGGATAATAAAAATGGAGAAAGCAAAAAAGCAAACAAGGCATTTTTTGATACAGATAATGATTTTAGAGTTAGCGAATTTATGCACTTTTGCTCAAAAATGCTTATAAAAGAACCTAAAGAATGCGGTAAAAGTCCTTGCATGATTGTTTTTTGCTCTTTTGAACAACAAGTAATGTTAATTGAAGTAGCTAAAAAATATGGCTTTAATCATTATATAAATTTGGTTTTTAGAAAACAAAGCTCATCTCAAGTTTTAAAAGCAAATATGAAAATAGTTGGAAATTGTGAATATGCTTTAATCTTATATCGTGAAAAACTTCCAAAATTTAACAATGATGGAAAGATGATTTATAACTGCATGGATTGGCAAAAAGATGAAGGTATTCCTAAAGTACATCCCACGCAAAAGCCTGTTAAATTACTAGAAAGATTAATCACTATTTTTACAGATGCAGGCGATGTTGTTATAGATCCATGTGCTGGAAGCGGAAGCACTCTTTTAGCAGCCTGTAATTTAAACCGCAAAGCTTATGGCTTTGAGATTAAAAAAGACTTTTTTAAAAGTGCTAATGAAATTATGTTTAAACATATAGAAAGAAGTCTATTTGCTTAAGTAAAATTTTGATAAAATAAAATAAAGGAGAAATAATGGAAAACTTAAAAGCTTTTAAGCTTATTTCAAAACGTATTATAAAAACACTTTTAAATGATTTTCCAAATCAAAGCATACTTTTTTCAGATGATTTTAACAAAGATTGTAAAGAATATAAAATAGACTTTAGCTCTTGTATTCATTTTCTAAAAGAATGCAAAGTTTTAAAATACGATAAAGAAAACAATGGTGATTTTTCAGGAGTTTTAATCAGTCCTAAAGCTTATTTATACTTTTCTAAAAATGATTTTAATGATATTGATGATTTAATCGAATTTTGTATGAGATAAAGGAGAAATAATGGAAAACTTAGAAAAATATAGAAAAGAAATTTTTAAAGATGAAACTTCCGCAGGAGATGAAGGTGTTATAGCAGAAAGTATAGATATAGTAAATGATAAGTTTGGACTCAATCAAGAACAAATGCTACAAGCCCTTAACTTTTTATATAGCATAAAAGATAGTTTTTTAGGAAGAACAAAAAAAGAACCATCAGATAATATAGTAAATGAATTATCTTCTAAGATTATAAAGTATCTAAGACCAACATTGATTGTGTCAGAAAAAGAATTTAAAGAAGAAATTGATAAACTTTTATTAGATTATGGCTTAAAAATAGATATGCAAGAAACAAATGCTTATGAACAAATGTATAGCATATATAAAGAGTGGCAGTTAGAAAAAAGTGATAATTTGTTTTTTAATAGAAAATCTGTGGGTATGTGGATAGAATGGCTTAAAAATAGCTATAAATATATATTTGATTTGCATTTTTCTGCAATAGAAAAAGAAAGTAAGGGAAGTAATATCGTGCAGATAAGGCTTAGTAATAAGCAAAAAGGTGAGTTACAAAAAAAAGCCGATGAAGTTGGTTTGCCACTTACACAATATATTATTTTTCTTATTACAAAAGATTTAAAAGATTTGTAAAACTTTTTAACAAATTTGTTAAAAAGATACATATCAATTTCTTATCATTTTATATTCTTTTATATTGACAAGTGATATTGTTTTATGTATAATTTGATTTATAAATGAATTTATTGTGACAAGGAAATGATATGACAAATTTAATCCCGCTTAGACACAACAATCAAATTTTAGCTAGAGATTTGCATTTTTTTATTGATGCTAAGAGACAATTTGCAAATTGGATAAACGAAAGAATTGAAAATTACGACTTCATTGAAAAACAAGACTACATTATAGAACTTGTTTATACCAAAGGTCGCCCACGCAAAGAATACTATATAACCTTAGATATGGCAAAAGAGCTTTGTATGGTTGAAAACAACGAAAAAGGCAGACAGGCAAGGCGTTATTTTATAGAATGTGAGAAACGCCTTAAAAACCTTGAACAAGAGAAAATGCAAAAACTAGCTTTTCATCAAAGCTTAGGTTATAAATCACAATTAGCACAGCAAAAGGAAAAATATGAAAACAAAATCAAAGCCCTTAAATACGACTTAGAAAAGAAAAAGGAGTTGAGTTTTAAAAGAAAGCTTAGCAAGGAAGAATTACTAGAGCTTAGAAAAATACTTGCTCGTGATTATGGAATGATTTGCATAAAAGAATGGGAATTTGAATTTTTAGCTGAAAAAATAGCATTAGAAAGTACAAAAATGACAACTTGGGATGCTGTTGTTAAGAAGCTAAAGCAAAGTCTTGATTATTGGCAAAATTATGAAGAATACGAAGAAAAATGGAGAAAAATATTAAGGAGATGAGATGGGAATTTTAAAAAGACTTGATGAAACTATCATTATCGAAGATGATAGAAAAAGTGAAAAAGAATTAGTTGAGTATTGCATTTTAGAAGGTATTTCCCTGAATAATGCAAATTTGGAAAATGTAAATCTAAGTGGCTTAGATTTTGATAATGTGTTTATAAACGGCACTAGCTTTAAAAATGCTAATTTAAATGATATTTCAAGTAAGAATGCATCTTTTATAGATTGCGATTTTAGTGGAGCAAGTTTCCATTTTTGTAATTTTCTAAGAACAGAATTTGAAAAATGTATATTTGAAAATGTGGATCTTAGGGACTGTATAGGAGATATGAAAAATATCTTTAGCGTTGTCTTGGATACCTATGTTATGACTTTTACAAAAACTATGATGAATTTAGGTTGTGATACTAAAACAATAAAAGAATGGCGTAATTTAAGCGTTGATGATTTAGAAGATGAAGAACAGAAATGGCTTTGGAATTATTACAAGGATACTATTTTTGAAATTATAGATAAAAGATTAGGAGTTGGAAATGGTTAAAAAATATTTTAGAGAAAAAGAATTGAGCGAATATTTAGGAGTTAGTATAACATCATTATTTAAGTTAAGACAAGATGGTAAAATACCTTACATTCGCATAGGAAAATCCATAAGATATGAAATAAAAGAAATAGAAAAATGGCTTAAAGCTAAAAGACATTAAAAGCAAAACTCACAAAGAGAGTTTAAGTAATTTCCATACCATTGCATAAGTTTTACTCTTAAATCAATTGCCTTGGCTCTGTTGTAAGCCCTTTCTATTTCATTACCGCTTATATGATGTAATATCATTTCTGCTATATCTTTACTAATACCTTGCTGAATTAACTCATTGCTTTTATTAGTATAAACACTTCTAAAAGTAGAACGATATCCATGTATAGTGTGCTCTAAATTATAAAATTTAAAAAATCTTACAGCAAAATTCTCGCTAATAGTTCCATTATTATTAGCGAAAATATACTTTTTATCTCCATTTAAAATTCTTTGTATATCTAGTATCTTTAAAGCATATTTATTTAAAGGAATAATATTATCACCATTAGTTCTTACTTTCATTTCATCTGCTTTTATAATCCAAAGATTGTTTTCAAAGTCAATATCACTCCATTTAGCAAATCGAATATTTTTACTTCTTTGTGCTGTTAAAAGCGTAAAATAAATTGCATTAATTATAGTTGTATTTGTCCGTGGATGATTTTTATATTCTTTCATACATTCTAACATATTTTTTATTTCTTGTTCTTCTACTATAGCTTTAAAATGTTTAACTTTATTGTGATTTGCTTCATTGTAAAATTTCTTTAAATCTTTCAATTGAAGTATTATATCTGTTTTTAAGTCACCTCTTTGTCTACTAATCTCAAATATCCTACATAGCAAAGATATATTTTTATTTATTGTTTCGTATATTCCTTTTTTCTGCATTAAATCATAAATAGGTAAAAAATCATCTTTTTTCAATTCATTTATATCTTTTTGTCCCAAAGTTGGAATAATATATTTTTTAAAAATTGACTGTTCTTTTTTAATTGTAGCTGAATTTAATTTTTTAGATTTTATATCAACATAAAGAAAATTTGCTTTTTCAAGTGTCATAACCTTATCATTTTTGCCGATAAATTTTCCATCATACATTGATTTTAAAAGATCTTTTGCTTTTTCTCTTGCATTTGTAACATTTAAAACACCTTTTTGGCATTCCCCTATTGTTATAAAATTTTTAAATTTTGAAGCTCTTAAATAAAAAACTTTTTTACCCGTTGGATTAACTCGGACATATAATTCTTTTGGTTCTCCTACGCTAATCATATACCTTTTATCTTTTATTTCTAAATTGTCTATATCTTTTTGAGTTAGCATTAAAAAAACCTTTTTTTAGTATTTTTGTAGCCAGAATTAGCTTTTTTACTTTGGCTACATAAATGGCTACAGAATTATAAGAAAAAATAGAAAAAATTTCAATCAT